GGGCTAACTGCCTTTACTGTCAATGCCGATGCCACTACTGATTACACTGCTGTCTTAGCAGATCAGTATCAGGCTCTCATTTCAATGAATAAGGCTACTGCTATTGCATTCAAGATTCCAACTAATGCATCTGTTGCCTTTGCAGTCGGTACTGTTATTACTGTGCTCAATAAAGGTGTAGGAACATGCACAATCAGCGCAGTCACTTCAGGCACTACAACAGTTTTAAGTGCAGGCGCCGTGGCAGCATCTCCAACTCTTGCTCAATATAAATCAGCAGCTTGCATTAAAGTTGCTACAGATACTTGGTATATCGTAGGAGCCATTGCATAATGCTTAACACAATTTGTGGATTATTAGATCCTGGGGTACCGCCTACTTTTAGTGTAGATTATCTAGTTATTGCTGGCGGCGGTGGCGGTGCTAGTGCTGGCGGCGGTGGCGGCGCAGGTGGTTATCTAACAAGCACATTAACAGGATTAGCTCCAGCAACAAACTACACAGTCACAATTGGCGCAGGCGGAACTGGTACTGGCGGAAGCGGTGGTGCTAATTCTACAAATGGCTCCAATTCAATTTTTTCTTCAATTACTAGCACTGGCGGCGGGCGCGGTTCAAATCAGTATTCAGGTTCACAACCAAATCCTGGGGGCGATGGTGGTTCTGGCGGCGGCGGCGGTGGATTAAATGTTGGTGCAGGCGGAACAGCAGGCGGCGCGGCTTCTCCAAGTGGTCAAGGTAATGCAGGCGGTGCAGGTTATGGTGACAATGCTACTTATGTAGTCGGCGGTGGTGGTGGTGGTGCAAGTGTTGCAGGTGCGGCGGCTGTCCTTACCGCAGGCGGTGCAGGTGGTAATGGCTCTGCATCATCTATTACAGGATCATCAGTTACACGCGGTGGCGGAGGCGGTGGCGGTGCTTATGCAGGAGCATCCACTCCAGGCGCAGGTGGAACTGGAGGAGGCGGTGCTGGAGCAAAAGGAACAGGAACTGCTGGAGATGCAAACACTGGCGGAGGCGGCGGTGGAAGTGATTACGCAACAAACGGCGCAGCAGGTGGATCAGGTGTAGTAATTCTCAAATATCCTGACACAAAAACAATTACTATTGGTGGTGGTCTTACAGGATCAACAGCTTCACCAAGCGGTGGATTTATAGTAACAACAATTACTGCTGGCACAGGAAATGTGAGTTGGGCATAATGGCACATTACGCATTTTTAGATGAAACAAACATTGTCACAGAAGTCATTGTGGGTGTTGATGAAACACAAACTATTGAAGGATTAGACACTGAAACTTGGTATGGAGATTTCAGGAAACAAAAGTGCATAAGAACTTCTTACAATGCAAAAATCCGCTATAACTATGCTGGGATTGGTTACACATACGATCCTATAGATGATGCCTTTATTGCTCCGATGCCTGCATGTGGACATGGAGAATTGTTATTGAACAATTTAAAACGATGGGAATGTTCTAATGTCGAACATGAAATCACACTTATCTAGAGCTGCAATCCAATTAAGAGAGCAGATAGATGATTCCTTCCCAGATCGTGACAGGGCATCGGATGGTTGGGTCGGTGATACCCGACACGCTGCTCGTAAGTCTGATCATAATCCAGATGAGCAGGGCTGGGTTCGTGCCATTGACATTGACGCAGATTTATTTGGTGTCGGAATCAAACCGTTTATCATGCCCGACCTTGCAGATCAGATTCGAATCAGTTGCAAGTCTAAGGCAGAAAAGCGCATCTCGTACATTATTTTTAACGGCAGGATTGCGTCTCCCATCCTTAACTGGAAGTGGCGCAATTACACAGGGGCTAACAAACACACTCACCACATGCATGTTAGCTTTAAGAAAGAAGCTGACCTTCTGGGTGAGTTTTTTCAGATACCTATGCTAGGAGCAAACTAATGAATATGAAAAGCCCTTATGTCCTTACTGCTGGAGCATTCTTAGCAGCTTGGGCTGCAACTAATTTCGCAGCTGATTATCGCTCAATTCTTTGGGCTGTTCTTGCTGGTGTCTTTGGATATGCGACCCCTAAAAAATGACACAGTCTGACTTTTTTACCCTATACATAGCAACACTGGCCATAGTCGGTGGTCTGTCTGGGTATGTCATTACGCATCTCTTATCTGAGATTAAAAGACTCAACACGCGAGTCGATGAAATCTACAACATCTTACTAGACAGGTAACATTCTGCTATGGCAAGAAAAGCAAAGGCGTTAGAAGAGCAAGGTTACTCAGCTCTTGATGCTTATTGTATTGGGTTGCATGAATATTGGAAATCATTACGCAGGGCAGGCTTTGCAGAAGGCATTGCTCTATTCATGATTACTGATACCCAATCTTATCCAGCATGGATATTGCCACATCCTGTCGATCCAGAGAAGTTCGGCAACTACGAAGATGAGGACGATGACTAAAGCCCGCTATCTTGTTATATCGGATTTACAAATCCCGTACCATCACGAAGCAGCTGTAAAGAATCTTATCAAGTTAGTAAAACGGGAGAAGTTCGACCTTATCCTAAACACAGGCGATGAGCTTGATATGCAGTCTCAGTCGCGCTGGGCGCAGGGAACCAAGCTAGAGTGGGAAGGTACGCTAGATGCTGACAGAAGCCTTGCGCAGGATATTCTCTATGAACTTGGCACAACAGATGTCACTCGGAGCAATCACACAGACCGCCTATACCACACACTATTACGCGCACCTAGCCTCATCGGATTACCAGAACTGGAATACGCAAAGTTTATGGACTTCAACGGGCTTGGAATCAGATTTCATAAAAGACCATTCGAGTTTCACAAGGGATGGGTCTTAGTTCATGGGGATGAAGGATCAATGAACTCTAATGCTGGACTCACAGCTCTTGGGCTTGCTAAGAAGTTCGGCAAGTCTGTGGTTTGTGGTCACACTCACAGAGCAGGCATTAGTGCCTTTACAGAGGGCATAGGAGCCTCATACAGGACTCTTTGGGGCTTAGAGGCAGGAAATGTCATGGACAAAAAGAAAGCCTCTTATTTGAAGGCTGGGAGTGCTAATTGGCAGATGAGCGTAGCAGTCATTGAAACACATGGAGACCGCGTTAGCCCAATGCTAGTGCCTATAAACAAGGATGGGTCATTTACATTGTACGGGAAGTTGTACCAGTAAATCGTTATCGTTTTGTTATCTAAATGTCCCTTAATTAGTCTGGCCTTTATGTCACACTAAGTATGTAAGCCAGTCGAGGGCACTGGATGCAGATAGGTTACACAATGAGCAACAATGACAAGCTGCTAATTATATGCCTTATAGGGGCAGGTATTAGCTTCATTATATGGGCGTTACAATCCTACAAAGAAGCCTATGATCGTGGCCATCGCGATGGATGGCACAAAGGCAGAGCAGTCAATCGAGCAGATTTCTGGCAAGAATGAAATATCAGGAGATTCTACAGAGTGCAACCGACACGATTCAAGATCGTGGTCTTAACGACTACGGCCACCCAGCAGATAACATGCAACACGCAGCAATGCTCATCAGTGCATACCTACAGCACCCAGTCGAGGACTATCAAGTCTGTGCAATACTCGCGCTCATCAAGATTGCCAGAGCCAGTACAGGTACAGTCGATAAGCCAGATAATTACATCGATGGAGCAGCCTATATTGCTTTAATGGGGCAACTAGCTACAGAGGAGAATGAACTCTATGTTTAATTTAGCCGATTATGAACCAGTGGAGGTTCGACTTGAAAAGTTTATTAAGGACTATCCAGATTTTCGCATTAGCACTGAGTTGGAAGTTGTGGAAGCTAGTAGATATATCGTTAAGGCATATCTCTATAAGACTAGCCAAGATAGCATCGCATGGGCAACAGGGTACGCGGAAGAAACAGTTAGCACTCGCGGGGTCAATCAAACTTCTGCACTGGAGAATTGCGAGACATCTGCTATTGGCAGAGCACTTGCAAATGCGGGTTATGCTCCTAAAGGAAAGCGTCCTAGCCGCGAAGAAATGAGCAAGGTTGCACCAAACCATCCAGCTCTTAAAGTAGTCAAGCAAGAAGTAAAACCTGCACCACAGGACATCAAAGAGGGTGACACTGATTATTGGACTACACCTATTGGATCATCAGTTAAGACTACAAACGCACCAGTAACTCTGGAAACTGCAATGGCAACAGTTACAGAGATTCTAGGTACTGCTGAAGCTATGGATGCACCTAGTTGCAATCATGGACACATGGAATGGCGTTTAGGACATAGCGCAAAGACAGGTAAAGACTGGGCTGGATTCTTCTGTGCCACCAAGGGTCAAAGTGGTGGAATGGATAAGTGTCCAACGCATTGGTACAACTTGAGCAGTAGCGGGAAATGGGAACCGCAGAAAGCGAGGGTATAATGGGATACATAGAAGTTCATACACCTTACGGCTGGGTTAATCTTGATGATGTACCACTTGTCAATGAGATTCCATGTCAGTTATGTAATGCACCTACTATGATTCACGATCTAACATTTACAGTAGCTGAGGATGGGTTAATCAAGCCATCAGCGACATGGCAATGCAGTAAGTGCAAGGCAGTCAATGGATAAAGAGACGCTACTTATGTTATTAACTCTTGCTCTATTCATTGGCGGGGTTGCAATGGGCTACATGGCAGGATTGCCACATTAGCCAACATAGGAAGCACAGAGGGTTCCGCACAGAGCGTGTTGTAGCTGAGTACCTATCGACTCAGTGGCAGGGCGCATGTGTGGGAAGGGGTAGTGGCAAGGATATTGTCAATGTACCGTTCGATGTTGAAGTCAAAGCCCGCGCTGGATTTCAACCACTTGCGTACATAAAGCAATTAAAGGCTCGGACATCTCTTTCGGGGGAATTGGGATTCGGAGTCATACGGCTAAATGGGCAGGGAGAAGATGCAGGTGAATATGCTTGTGTCATCCGATTAGCTGATCTATTGCCACTACTCATATTAAAATACGGACACTTAGATAAAGAGCCTAAAGAGACTGACATCGAACGATGCAGCTGTGGTTCATGGATGATTGGGAGATGCCTTACATGCCAGCCTACGATTACAAATGTGGAAGATGCGGATTAAAGAATGAACTGCATCATGGCTGGCACGACAAACCAACAGTTCTATGCACTTATTGCAATGAACCAATGGTCAAAATGATTAGCCCAGTAGGGGCAATCTTCAAGGGTACTGGATGGGGTAAAGACCCTAAATAGTTATCCACATAGTTATCCACAGGAGGTTCTTGTGAATAGAAACACCGCTCTGACCAGCACTTATAGTAATGAGTTTGACAGCCATGGTACGCTAACGGCGCAGAGCCTCTCAAAGGCTCACCGCAAGCCCCTTCGGGGCGTAGCTTGCGGGGTGCTAGTAGCTATTGGGATAGCTCTGTTACTAGTGCCTAGTGCAGGTGGCTCTAAACCAGTGCAATACATAGACTATAAGACTTATGCGTTATATCTATTAGACTTTAATTATAAAGAACATAGATGCTTATTAAAACTCTATGGTAAAGAATCAGCATGGAATCCATTAGCTTCTAATGGTTCTCATTATGGTATTCCTCAAGGTAAGAGTGAATGGCTAAGAGACCAAGATGGATGGACTCAGGTAGTATGGGGTCTCAGCTATATTGGTAACAGATATGGTGAGCCATGCATTGCATTAGATCATTGGAGTAAGTACGGATGGCATTAGATAAACTTAATAGCAGACGCTATCGAGTTCATAAGCAGCGAGTGTTCGATAGAGATGGACGCATCTGTCGCTACTGTGGCAGTGATGAAGAGCCATTGCACATTGACCACATAATCCCCCGCAAGGCTGGTGGCACTCATGATCTAGATAACCTTCAAGTTCTATGCAAGGCATGCAACCTACGCAAGTCAAGCAAGGAAGAGGGCGTTTTTTTAGCACAGACGGCTACCCCCCCTGTCTTTTCTTCCCGTATCTCCCCGACGCAGTCGGAACCAATGCTGGACAGTCCTTTTACAGTCCGACCTAATCCCATTCCATGACGACTAAGCCTAAAAAGACCCAACCGCTACGAGGGGCAACCAAACCAAGGGTTCATTCACCACTTCTTAAAGGCAAGACCAGAGCTAATGAAGTAATCGAAATGATTGAGCGTCTAAAGATGGACAAGCTCATGCCTTACCAAGATTTTATCCTTAAGCAAATGATGATGGTTGATAAGAAAGACCAGTACCGAGTTAAGACTGCATTGCTCATCATTTCAAGGCAAAATGGCAAAAGTTTTCTTGGCAGAGTCCGTGTAATTTGGGGCATGTTTTATGGCGGGGAAAAGAAGCACATCATTATGTCCTCTAACCGAGCAACTGCTCTCATGACTTTTAGAGAAATCGCATGGATCATAGAATCGACACCAGAGCTAAAGGCAATGACTAAGGCTGTGCGTTATGCCAATGGCGGGGAAAGAATAGAGCTGCTTAATGGTGCGACTCTTGACCTTGTCTCAGATACCAGAGATTCAGCTCGTGGTCGTACTGCTGACTTCTTATGGATTGATGAAGTCCGAGAAATCTCGGAAGACGGGTACAAAGCTGCAATTCCAGTAACGAGGGCGCGTGGCAACGCCCAAACATTTTTGACATCGAATGCGGGTGATGCATTCTCTACAGTTCTTAATGGCTTAGTAGAACGCGCTAAAGATTATCCACCAGAGACCTTTGGGTACTATGAGTATTCTGCTCCACAGTATTGCAAGATAGATATATCTTCAGAATCCTTTTGGCGAGATGCTGTAGCTCCTAGCAATCCTGCACTTGGATTTACTGTGTCTCGCGAATCAATTGAGGAAGCTATTGCAACCGCACCAATTGAGACTACTCGTACTGAGACTTTATGCCAGTGGATTGATTCCTTGCAGAGTCCATGGCCTCATGGAGTGTTAGAAGAGACTAGCGATAACACGCTTGAAATTGCAGTTGGGGCTTATACTGTATTCGGTTTCGATGTCAGTCCTTCAAGAAGGAACGCATCTTTAGTCGCTGGACAGTTACTTCCAGATGGAAGGATTGGCATCGGAATCATGGAGACTTGGAGTTCTCAGGTCGCAGTAGATGATCTAAAGATTGCAGCAGCCATCAAAGGCTGGTGTGACCTTTACAGACCGAGACTAGTGTGCTACGACAAATATGCCACTCAATCAATTGCTGACAGATTAAAGCAAGCTGGTGTAATGACCGAGGATGTCTCAGGCCAGCAGTTCTATCAGGCGTGTGGTGATCTATTGACTGGATTGGTAACTAACAAGGTCGTTCATAATGGTCAGAGCGAACTCATTAGCCAATTCAACAATTGCGCAGCTAAAGTCAATGACTCAGCTTGGAGAATCGTAAAGCGTAAATCCGCAGGCGATATTTCAGCCATTATCGGAGTTGCTATGGCGGTAAGCAAGTTAATGCTCCCCGCACCTAAGCCTCAGATTTATAGTTAGACACGCCTTAGCATATTGTCTAATCTCTTGACAAATGCTACAATTTCTGTCTATGGGTATCTTCTCGCGTAAGCCTCAAATCTTGGAAGCGCAAAACGCGCCCCAGATAATGACTGACAATTTTTACACTTTTAACAATGTATTCCCAGTCGCCATTTCTCGCGTAGAAGCTCTTGGCGTACCCGCAATAAAAAGATGCCGCGATTTAATCTGTGGCACTATTGCCAGCATTCCACTTGAGTACTACAAAAAATCTACTGGAGAAATGGTTGCTCCTCCGCGATGGATTGAGCAACCTTCTAGATCGCAACCAAGATTTGAGACGCTTTATTTTACGCTTGATTCGTTATTGATGTATGGAGTCAGTTACTGGCTTATTACTGAGACTTATCTTGAAGATAACAGAATGGCTAACGCTCAATGGGTTGCTAACAATCGCGTTACATTTAACACAGACGCAATGAATAATTATGTAACACAGTATTATGTCGATGGAAAACCTGTACCCATGGAAGGTCTTGGGTCTCTTATTACTTTTCAAAAAGATGAAGGCATTCTTGCAGTAGGCGCATCAACTATTAGGGCAGCACTTAATGCACAGAGAGCAGCTAGTGTCGCATTGGAAACTCCATCCGCGACTGGGTTCTTGAAAAATTCGGGAGCTG